GCGTCAAGCGCACTGGCCTGCCCTCGCGGGCAGGCCGCTACGCTCGGTAGCGGCAACGGGGTGAAGTCACCCCGTTACCACGGCCAGTCAGCAGGCCCAGCGACGGGCGCCATCGTCTGGACGAGCGTCCAGCCCGTGCGGGTGCGCCGCACGATGTACGCGAACCAGTCGGACTGGGCCCAGAGCGCAGCTTCACGCTGCGCAGCCCTGAGGCTTGCGCAGCGCTCGCCCTTGTACGGGCCCTTGAGCCCGCCAGTCACGCTGAAGGACTTGTTGAAGTCCTGCGGCTGCAGAAACGCTATGACACGGAACCTACGCACCATCTTCCCCACACAGTACGCCGCTCCCGACGGGAGCGCCAAGCGCACTGGCCTGCCCTCGCGGGCAGGCCGCTACGCTCGGTAGCGGAAGGGGGGACAAGTTGTCCCCCCCAAGTTCACTCAAGACCCTTGAGGGTCTCGGTGAACAGGACACGCAGCTGAGCCTTCGTCAGGCCCAGGGCCAGCACGTGGGCCTGGAACTTCGCGGCGCAGCCGCGCGGCAGTTCAGCCTTGGCGCCACTGCTCTTTCCGGGCACGAAGTCCGGGTGAGCGCGGCGCAGCCGCTTGAGCCGCTGGTAAGCGGCCTGTTCCGACTTCGGCAGGGTGCCGTCGTCGTTCAGGACGATGACGTGATCCTCCGTGGAGTACTTCTCCACGATGGCTGCTATACACATCGCCTCGTAGCGCGGGTACGAAACCCGCTTGGCACCCTCACGCAGGGCCAGCGCGGCTTGCTGGCAAGCGTCACCGCGCTCAAGCGCGGTCAGGATCAGAGACTTCAGAGACATCGTAACTCCCAAGTGAAACGGGGGGACACGTTGTCCCCCCACGTGCTGCGTAGGCGACGCAGCGGCGCAGCGGCTAGGGAACTCCCAACCGATGCATCTATTATAGCACAGGGGGGTTGTTGCTGCGGTATCCCGCCCCCAGCGACCCCACCCTACCCGGGGAGGGGCAAGCTGTGATGTGGTACGGCGTCGTTATTGATACACTAACCCACAACCACACTACGCAATTTTTTAAAAATCAGTACCTTTTTGCCCCCTTGGCAATTTTTTAAAATACGCAATTATGTTGTGTCTAGCTTTAGACACACTATATAAAAAAAGAGCCCGCCGTAGCGGGCCTAACGGGCCAGAGCCCCAGGAGGAGAGATCGTGGACTTGCAAGAAGCCCAACGCAAGCATACACTGCGTCGAACTCGGGCGCAAGCCTTGCGACAACATGCTGGAACACCTGATCGACTTCGAGCCGCCGATCCTAGAAGTGGGTCCGGTTCCGCCGTTGCTGAACACCCCGCCCGACGCGCTGCTTGACGCCCAACTCAGCACCGCAGACTGGCTGGAGAAGATAGGCGCCCCGTCGCCCGATGCCGCCGCTCAGAGCGCCGCGCAGTCCGCAGCGCAGACCGCGTTCTCCTCGATCATCAAGGACGACTCCCCGGCCAAGCAGCGCGACGCGCTCCTGGCGCTGAAAACGCCCTCGGCGGTACGCCATCTGACAGGCATGCTGACCGCTTACGACTGGGAGTTCGTGGAGCAGGCCAAGGAGATTCGCGGCTACGCCGTCAGCCAACTGCTCGAAGAGACCAAGCACCCCGACGCCCGCATCCGCCTGCGCGCATTGGAACTCTTGGGGCGGGTCACGGAGATTGCGCTCTTCACCGACCGCGTCGAAGTCAAGAAGACCACGGTCACCGACGCCGAACTGGACGCCAAGATCAAGGAAAAACTGGCCCGGTTTACCGGCGTCGTAGACGTCACGCCCACTGACGTCGCTTACATCGAGCATACGGAGCCTGTAGCCGATGAAGCTCCCTGATTTCCTCTCGCCGCAAGAAGCGCAGGCCATCCAGGCAGCGCTTCCGCACATGTCTCTGAAGGAAAAAGCGGAGCTTTTCACGCTGCTTGAGGAAAAAGAAGCCCGCGCCAAGCTCAATGCCGCCCGAAATAGCGCCCTTGGGTTCGCACATGCCGTCTATCCGGGGTTCAAAGAGGGCCCACATCACCGGCAACTTGCCAAAATCTTCGATTCCGTCATTCGCGGCGAGAAAAAACGGGTCATCATCAACATCGCGCCCCGTATGGGCAAGTCGGAGTTCAGTTCTTACCTGTTTCCGGCCTACTTCTTGGGTCGATTCCCGGACAAAAAGATCATCATGGGCACGCACACCGCGTCGCTCTCTGAAGACTTTGGGCGCCGGATCAAAAACCTGTCTGCAGAAGACACGTACAAGTCCATTTTTCCTGCCATGAAGGTCTCAGAAGACCAAAAAGCAGCTGGAAAGTGGTCTACAGACGCTGGCGGCCAGTATTACGCGGTCGGTGTGGGCGGTAGCATCGCCGGACGAGGCGCTGATCTGTTCATCATTGACGACCCGCACTCAGAACAAGACCTAAAGTCGGGTACGCGCACGCCATTTGACGCTGCGTGGACATGGTTCCAGTCCGGACCGCTGCAGCGCCTCATGCCTGGAGGCGCGATCATCGTCATTATGACGCGCTGGAGCGAGATCGACCTCACCGGACAGCTCATCAAGCACCAGATCAAGAACCCCGACGCTGACCGCTGGGAGATCGTCGAGCTACCGGCGATACTGTACGAAAACACAGCCGACGAGAAGTCGCTGTGGCCGCAGCAGTGGCCCCTGGAGCAGCTTCAGGCCAAGCGCGCAGGCATGGACCCGCGCTTCTGGCAGGCGCAATACATGCAGAACCCCACCTCCGAGGTCGCTGCCGTCATCAAGCGCGACCTGTGGCAGATCTGGGAGTCGGACACCCCGCCGAAGTGCGAGTACATCATCCAGTCCTGGGACACCGCGCACGAGACCAAGACCTCCAGCGACTACAGCGCCTGCACCACGTGGGGCGTGTGGTTCAACGAGGAGGACAACGACAACGCCCACATCATTTTGCTCGACGCCATCAAGGGCCGCTGGACGTTCCCGGACCTCAAGCAGCGCGCGCTGGAGTACTACAAGGAGTGGGAGCCCGACGCGTGCCTCATCGAGAAGAAGGCAGCCGGTGCACCGCTGATTCAGGAGCTACGGGCCATGGGCATCCCCATCGGGGAGTTCTCGCCCTCCAGAGGCAAGGCAGGGACCAGCAACGACAAGCGCGTGCGCCTGTCGGCGGTCTCGGACCTGTTCGCCTCAGGCCGTGTGTGGGCGCCCGACACGCGCTGGGCCCGCGAGGTCATCGAGGAGGTCGCTGCGTTCCCTGCCGGCGAGCACGACGACTTTGTGGACACGACGACACAGGCGCTGATGCGCATGCGCCAGGGCGGCTTCATCAGGCTACCATCTGACATGCCTGAGGAGCCACGACAATTTCGCAGCGTCCGCAGAGCGGCGTATTATTAAGGACACATATGATCGACCGTGCACTGACGCCCATGCCCATCGGCCCTGCCGACGCAGGACCGGCCATCGAGATTGAGATCGAGAACCCTGACAGCGTGACGGTCGGCATCGATGGCGTCGAGATCGAGCTTGAGCCGGGGAACGAAGCCCCCGAAGCGTTCGACGCCAACCTCGCGGAGACGCTCGACGAGAGCGTGCTGGACTCGCTTGCATCGGAACTGATGGGCCTCGTGGAGGCCGACGTCAACTCCCGCAAGGACTGGGTGGAGATGTACGTCAAGGGGTTGGAAGTCCTGGGGATGAAGTACGAGGAGCGCACGGAGCCCTGGTCGGGCGCGTGTGGCGTCTTCAGCCCGCTGCTGACCGAGGCCGCCGTCAGGTTCCAGTCAGAGATGATCACGGAGACCTTTCCTGCGCGCGGCCCGGTGAAGACGCAGATCATCGGCGCCATCGACAAGATGAAGGAGGACGCGGCAGAGCGTGTTCGCGATGACATGAACTTCATGCTCACCGAACGCATGGTGGACTACCGCCCTGAGCACGAGCGCCTGCTGTTCAGCCTTGGGCTTGTGGGGGCGGCGTTCAAGAAGGTCTACCCGGACCCGAACAACGACCTGCCCGCAGCGCCGTTCGTGCCGGCGGAAGACATCATCATTCCCTACGGTGCAGCCAACGTCTACACCTCCGAGCGTGTTACGCACATCATGCGTAAGACGAAGAACGAGATCAGGAAGCTGCAGGTCGCTGGGTTCTATCGCGACGTTGACCTTGGTGAGCCGACCAAGGTCTTCACCGACATCGAGAAAAAGAAGGCGGAAGAGCAGGGCTACTCGCTCAACGACGACGAGCGCTACCAGTTGCTGGAGATCCACGTTGACTGGGATCTGGAGGAGGACGACGACGGCATCGCGCTGCCGTACGTCATCACCATCGACAAGGGCACCAACAAGGTGCTCGCGATCCGGCGCAACTGGGAAGAGGGCGACAACCTCAAGCGCAAGCGCCAGCACTTCGTCCAGTACACCTACATCCCGGGCTTTGGGGCGTACGGCCTAGGCTTCATCCACATCATCGGTGGCTACGCCCGTGCAGGTACGTCGATCATCCGCCAACTGGTTGACGCCGGCACGCTGAGCAACTTGCCCGGCGGTTTGAAGGCCCGGGGGCTGCGGATCAAGGGCGACGACACCCCCATCGCCCCGGGTGAGTTCCGGGACGTCGACATCGCCTCTGGAGCGGTGCGCGACAACATCATGCCGCTGCCGTACAAGGAGCCCAGCCAAGTCCTGTCCGCGCTCCTTGAGCGGATCACGGAGGAGGGGCGGAGAATCGCGGCCATCGCAGACCTGAAGGTCAGCGACATGAGTGCCCAGGCGCCTGTGGGCACCACGCTGGCGATTCTGGAGCGGCAACTCAAGACCATGAGCGCTGTCCAGGCCCGGGTGCACGCCAGCCTGCGGATGGAGTTCAAGCTCATCAAGGCCATCATCCGGGACTTCCTGCCGCAGGACTACCCCTACACGCCCGAGGGCGGCGACAGAGCCGTCAAGCAGGCCGACTACGACGTCGTGGAGGTGATCCCGGTCTCTGACCCGAACGCGGCTACGATGGCGCAGCGGATCATGCAGTACCAAGCGGTGCTGCAGCTTGCCCAGGGCGCCCCGCAGATCTACGACCTGCCGACGCTCCACCGCCAGATGCTGGAGGTGCTGGGTATCAAGAACGTCGACGCGCTCATCCCGGCGGACGCGAAGCAGGTGCCTGCAGACCCGGTGACCGAGAACATGGCGGTCCTGCGCATGAAGCCCATCAAGGCGTTCGCGTACCAAGACCACCAAGCGCACATGACGACGCATCAGGCGTTCATGCAGGATCCGAGCATCGCGGCCACCATTGGGCAGAACCCGGCCTCGCAGCAGATGATGGCGGCCCTCATGGCGCACATCGCAGAGCATGCGGCCTTCGCCTATCGCGCACAGGTCGAGATGCAGCTCGGCGTGCCGCTGCCGTCGCTGGACGAGGAGAGCAACGCGCCCATCGCTCCGCAGGACGAGAAGGCCCTCGCTCCGCTCATCGCCGCTGCCGCGCAGCGCACGCTGGTGCAGAACCAAGCCCAGCAGGCGCAACAGTTGGCCCAACAGCAGGCGCAGAACCCCGAGCTGCAGATGCAGCAGCAGGAGTTGCAGCTCAAGGCGCAGGAGCTTCAGCGCAAGGAGGCCGACAGCGTGCGCGACTTCCAGATCGCGCAGCAGAAGGTGCAGCTTGAGGCACAGCGCCTCGCACTCGACGCCCAGAAGAACCAGGGCGAGCCCCCGGAGGTGCGCGCCATGCGGGCCCAGCAGGAGCTGGCAGAAAAAGCTGCAAGAACGCAGCAGGACATGACGCACAAGGAGCAGATGCACCGCCTGAAGCTCCGGCAGCAGGCCGAGCAGCGAGCGCTGCGCGCACAACAACCCAAAAACAGGGGCTAACGGATGGCAGCAACGGTGTTTGACGTCTTGATCAAAGAGATCGAAGACAAGCGCGACACAATCGGGCGTGCTGTGCTGGACGGTGCGGCCAAAGACTACGCAGAATACAAGGCAATGACGGGCGAAATCCGAGGTCTTTCGCTTGCTCATTCATACGTAACCGACCTCGTGCGAAAGATGGAACGCGATGATGGATGAAGAACTTCTGATATCTGACGGTGAGAGCACGACCGTGCTGCCCGAAACGGAACACCAAAAAGCCAAACAGGTGCCGGATCCTGTAACCTATCACCTTCTGTGCATGGTGCCGATGGCGGAAGAGGCCTACGAAAGCGGCCTGCTGAAAGCCGGGCAGACGCAGCACTACGAAGAACTGCTGTCCCCCGTGCTCTTCGTGATGAAGATGGGCCCCGACGCCTACGCCGACAAGGCGCGCTTCCCCAGCGGCCCGTCGTGCAAACCCGGCGACTTCGTCCTCGTCCGTCCCAACACCGGCACGCGCCTGAAGATCCACGGGCAAGAATTCCGCATCATCAACGACGACAGTGTCGAGGCGGTAGTTGAAGACCCTCGCGGCATCAAGCGCGCCTAAGGAGCACCAATGGCTGATTTCAAGTTCCCCGACGAGACGGAAAACACCGCCACTGAAGATGCAGTCGATTTCGAGATCGAAGGCGAGGGCGAAGACATCGAGGTCGTAGACGATACGCCCGAGGCAGATCGCGGGCGCACGCCCATGGCGGAGCCGCCGGCTGACGTCACGGACGAAGAACTGGAGAAGTACAGCGAGAGCGTCAAGAAGCGCATCCAACACTTCTCCAAGGGCTACCACGAAGAGCGTCGCGCCAAGGAGGCCGCGCTGCGCGAACGCGAAGAGGCACTGCGCTTCGCGAACAAGCTCGTGGAGGAGAACAAGAAGCTCCAGGGCAGCCTTGGGCAAGGCCAGCAGGCGCTGCTTGAGCAGGCCAAGAAGGTCGTCGCCAACGAGGTGGAGCAGGCGAAGCAGAAGCTCAAAGAGGCGCACGAGGCGTTCGACACCGAGGCCATCATCGCCGCTCAAGAGGAACTGACCGCTGCCAAGATTCGCGCGGAACGCGTGAACAACTTCAGGGCTGCCCCTTTACAAGAGGAGCGCCCTGTTGTACAACCGGCTCCGATACCTCAAGTCCAACCGGACGCCAAAGCACTCGCGTGGCAGAAAGCCAATCCGTGGTTTGGGTCCAACCGCAGGATGACTGCGGTCGCGATGGAGGTGCACAATGAGCTTGTGAGCAGCGGCGTAAGCCCGACGAGCGACACGTACTACGCGCAGATCAACGCCGAAGTGCGCAAGGTTTTTCCAGATGCGTTCCCCTCGGAAAAGCCGTCGAAGTCCAAAGGTGGCATCGTCGCCCCCGCCACGCGCAGCACCGCGCCCAAGAAGATCGTGCTGACGCAAACTGCGGTCAACCTAGCCAAGCGGCTGGGGCTCACGCCTGAGCAGTACGCTCGGGCTGCTGCTGATGTGATGAGGAACCAGAATGACTGACGCGATCACCCCTGAGAAGCAAGGCCGCAAGCCGCGTGACGCCGATACCCGTGCCGCCGTTGAGCGCCCCAAGCAGTGGCTGCCCCCGCAGACGCTGCCTGACCCCAACCCCGAGCCTGGATATGCGTACAGGTGGATTCGCATCAGCACGCTGGGGACGAGCGACCCGAGCAACATCTCCGGCAAGCTCCGCGAAGGCTGGGAGCCTGTCAAAGCAAGCGACCATCCCGAAGTGCACGTGCTGGGTACTGGCGTAGGCCGTTTCCCGGACAGCATCGAGATCGGTGGTCTGCTGCTTTGCAAAACCCCCATCGAGTTCGTTCAACAACGCGACGCGTTCTACCAGCAGCAAGCTGAAGGGCAGATGCAGAGCGTGGACAACAGCTTCATGCGCCAGAACGACCCCCGCATGCCGCTCTTCCGAGAGCGCCAGAGCGAAGTGAAGTTCGGGCGCGGTTCGTAAATCAAGGAGTCTTAAATGGCTTACCCCATCATCGACGGGCCTTACGGCCTACAGCCGGCGAACCTGCGCGGGGGCATCCCCTTCGCGGGCTCGACCCGGATGATCCCGATTGGTCAGGGCTACAACACGGGCCTCTTCGCAGGCGACGTTGTGGGCATCTCCAACGGCAACACCATCATCACCCCGTACAACGCCAACACGGCCTCTGGCGCAGCCGCTGGTGCCATCCTCGGCGTGTTCCTCGGCTGCGAGTACACCCCGGTGGGCGGGCCGATCTTCGGCAAGCTGCGCAACGAGCAGTGGCCTGCCGGCACCAACGCGCCGGATGCGGTCGCCTACGTGCTGGACGACCCCAACGCGCTGTTCAAGGCGGCGGTGGTCACCCAGGCGCAGGGCTCGGCCAACACGCAGGCCAACACGGGCACGACCATCGGCTACATGTCGCCGTCGTTCGTCGGCTCCAACGCGTTCCTCATCGCAGGCAACGCGGGCAGCACCACGACGGGCAACTCGGCCATGGCCGTCTCGGGCGCGAACCCGACGGTGTCGTCCTC